GGACGCCAAAAAATCAATTAAAAACAAGGATGAGTTAGCGAAGGAAGAAGATAAGATAAAGGAAAAGTATTTCTACAAAAACAAGGCGGCACAGAAGGCACAAGCGTATATTAATACATTCCAAGCAGCAGTATCAGCATATGCGGCAATGGCCGCAATTCCTGTAGTTGGTCCCGTTTTGGGAGCCATCGCAGCGGCGGCAGCAATTGTGGCTGGTCTTGCAAACGTTAGAAAGATAGATGCACAAACATATACAAGTTCAATAGGTGATAGTGGTGGTTCTGCCTCAAAACCTCCATTACCAAACTATGGTAAGAACTATGGTGATGGTGGTATGATTGAAGGACCAAGACACGCAGGTGGTGGTGTAATGATTAATGCTGAAGGTGGTGAAGCGGTAATGACAAGAGGTGCCGTTACAATGTTTGCACCATTATTATCAGCAATGAATATGGCGGGTGGTGGAACATCATTCAGTAAAGGTGCGTCAGGTCAAGCAAACTTTGACAATCCAAAAAATATTAATACCAATACTGAACAAAATCCAATGATTGTTAAGACATATGTTGTATCAAATGATTTAACAAACGAACAACAAAAACAAGCAAGATTGAAAAATCTATCCACTTTATAAACCAAAAAGAATAAATTTATATTTAATAATATGATTAAGAACGATAAAATATTTGAATTAAGAATAGACGAAGAAGATGAATTATCTGGTATTGATAGTATTTCCCTTGTTGACGAACCAGCAATTGAAATTGGATGGATGTATTTTAACAAAGAGAAAGAACATGAGTTTCACATCCCTGATGGAGAAGATGAGAAGTATATTCAAAAATTAGTTGAGAAAGCACAAGACGAACAGGAACTATTTAACGAAGGTTGGGTGGTTCATGATGTTCAAATTTTAGGTAAACAGGGATTTGTATCAACAGACCCTAATGGACCATCAATTGAAGATGAAGAAGAATATAACGTTAGATACAAGTATATTCTAAATCCTAAAATATCTGAGAGTGCAATAATTTCTACAACAAGAGATTTTTGTAAAACATTAATCAATAGAAACTATGTATGGAGAATTGAAGATATGGAAAGCACTACAAACGATTTTGGGGATAGTGCAATGGTTTGGAGAGGTGGGTATAATTGTCGTCACGTGTGGAGTAGAATATTATATAAGAAAGATGCTACAATTGTAAACAAGGCGTCAGTTAATAGAGGTAAGGTAGATGTTGGTGGATTCCCATCAGGTTTAGCACCAGATACAAGAGTATTAGGATATACTCAACCTTCAACGGTTACATCTAAAACAGCAGCAAACCCATCACCTTCAACGGTAAGAAACTTGGGATTGTCAAAAGAAGATATGGGATATGACAATAATTTACCACCATATGTTGATGAAATAACTGGTGATACCATCTCAAAGTCATTAGTTAAACCAACTATGTTTGATAGTTATTCAGACTATCCTGAATCAGTTAAGAATAACGCTAAGGCGGTATTGAAATATGTTGAGGAAAATGGATGGGGTTCTTGTGGAACAGAAGTGGGTAAAATTAGAGCCAATCAACTTGCCAACGGTGAACCTATCTCAGAAGAAACAATCAAAAGAATGTACTCCTATCTATCAAGACACGAGGTTGATTTAGATAGTTCAAAAGGATATGGTGATGGTTGTGGAAAATTGATGTACGATAGTTGGGGAGGAAAGACAGCATTAAGTTGGGCTGAGTCTAAAATCAAATCAATTGAAAGGGAAAAAATGTCTAAACAAAAGTTCCAAACCGATGATGAAAAGAAAATTGTAATTGGACCAGCAATGATTCCTGACCTTAAGATATTCCGTAAGGATTCAAAGGGAAACCCATACTACGTTTATTTTAGTTCTGAGACAATCAAGATGATTGCTGAGAAGTACATGAGAAACAAGTACATAGACAACAACGACCAAATGCACGATGGTAAAGCGGTAAGTGATGTGTACGTATTTGAGTCTTGGATTAAAGAGTCTGAGAACGATAAGTCAACTGACTATGGTTATGGTGAACTTCCAATCGGAACTTGGTTTGTATCAATGAAGGTTAGAAACCCTAAGATATGGGAGAAAGTTAAACAAGGTCAATTAAATGGGTTTAGTGTTTCAGGTTATTTTGAGGAGGTTGCATCATTCTGTAGAGAAGAAATGTTCCTTCAAAAAGTAGCACAAATATTAAAGAATATAGAAGATTAAAATATAATTTGGTAATATATATACAAACTTATATTTAAGAGTAGAGATAATAATAAATTAAAACAAAAACAAATATGTCAAAATCAAAAACAGCAATTGCTGAGATTAAAAAATTGATGGTACAATTTGGTTTTATGGCTGACGAATCACCTATGGCTTCATTCAAACTTGAGGATAATACAATTTTACAAGCATCTAAATTAGAGGCTGGTGAGAAGATTGTTAAAATCAACGAGGAGTTTGAACAAGTTGCTTTAGAAGATGGTTCTTACAGACTTGTTGAGAATTTCAACATTGAAGTAGAAGGCGGTGAAATTAAATCAGTAAAAGAGATTTTCGTATCGGCTAAGTTAGTAGACGGAACTGAGATTAAAGTTGAAGGTGAAGGTTTAGTAGAAGGTGCTAAAGTTGTAGTTGTTACCCCTGACGCAGAAATTCCTGCACCAGACGGAAGACACGAACTTGAAGACGGAACTAAAGTTGAAACTAAAGATGGAGTAATAGTAGCAGTTGAAGAAAAAATGGAAGAAAATGGTTACGGAGAACCAATGCCAGAGGGAGAACCTAAAGCAAAAGTATCTGATGAACCAATCGAAATTGAAGTTGAAATGTTAGAAATGTTAAGAGACTTTGTAAAGAAAATGTCTGAGAAAATGTCTAACATGGAACAAAAAATGTCTGAAGTTGAATCTCAATTCTCAGCATTCAAAAATGAACCAGCAGCAAAAAAGATTGCTAACGGTAAAACAGATTTTAATAAATCAACAAATAATGATGACGCATTTCAATCTAAATTAGATATGATTGCTGAATTAAGAAAAAATAATAAATAAAAACAAAATAAAAGAATTATGAAAATTTTATCAAAAGAACAATTCGCTTATGACGTAGCAACAATCGGTAGTTACGTTGACCAAGTAGGTGGTGAATTACTTTCTAAGGCGTTAATCGGTGGAACAACCGCTCGTTACGCAAACGTAAGATTGGGTATTAAAGGTACACAAGCGTTGAACCTTTTAAACTCAACTGCGGCTTTCGAAGATGGTACTTGTGGATGGAACCCAACAGGTTCAACAACTACTTTCACTCAATCAAACATTACAACTTGTCCTGAGAAGTACAACGAGGCACTATGTTACAAAGATTTGTATGATACATACCAATCAATGTTAATGGCGCCAGGTCAAACTTCTGAGACTGTTCCGTTTGAACAACAAATCGCTGACTTAAAAGTTAAACAAATCCAACAAAGAATTGAGCAACAATTATGGCAAGCAAGTACTGGTGCTACTGGTACAACTTCTACTTGTTTCAATGGTTTAAAAACTTTAATCGCATCAGGTCAAACAGGTGTGGCAGTATCTGCAACAGGTACAACTTTCTCACCAACCGCAGCATACGGTTCTAACGGTAACCCAATCACTGAAGTTGATAAATTAATCAACGCATTGGATGACAACGCAATGTCTCGTGAAGACTTAGTTGTGTTTATGTCTTACAGTAACTTCCGTTTATATGTACAATCTTTGGTTAAGGCCAATTTTTTCTTGAACTATATTGGGTCGACTGATATTACTTCTATGATGGAAGCAACTCATCCTTCTACTAACGTAAAAATTGTTCCAACCATTGGTTTGAACGGTTCTAACCAAGTAGTAATTGGACCACGTGAGTACATCGTTGTAGGTTTTGACTTATTGTCTGACCACGAGAAATTAGTAATTTGGTACTCAAAAGATTTTGATGAGTTAAGATTACGTGCAAACTACAACTACGGTGTAACAATCGCTAAGTTTGGTTCAACTGCATATTTCGCAACTAACGGATTATCGTAATCAAAAATATTAAAGGGGGTGTAAAATCCCCCTTTTAAAAAAAATAAAAATATAAAAATAATTAAATTATAAAAATATGTCTTGTTATATATCTTCAGGAGTTGAGTTAGGATGTTCAGATGGTATAGGTGGTATTAAATCTATCTATGTATTAGGAGCATCAGGAGCTACAGCACCTTCAGTGGCAACAGTAAGTATTACAGGTTCAACTGGTCCAATCACAGGTATCACTGGTAGTGGTGTTTGGTATGAATTTCAATTGAAACGTAATACTTCTTCTTTAGCACAAAATACAACAAAATCTTTTGAGAACGGTACTGTTTATTGGGAGCAAGTATTAACAGCAGTGTTATACAAATACGACCAAGATAAGAGAAACCAACTTAAGGTTTTAGGTCAAAATGACCAAATTCAAATAATCGCACAGGATCAAAATGATATTTTCTATTATTTAGGTCAAATCAACGGTATGTATTTAAGTGGTGGTTCTGCTGCTACAGGTACTGCGTTTGGTGACAGAAATGGTTTTGAACTTATCTTCACTGGTCAAGAACCAGCACCAGCAAATGTTATTAATGTAAGTTCTGCAACAGCATTATCTTCATTATTAACTACAGGTGGATTTGGAGATAATTTCTAATTATTGAAACTAGGTCGTAAGACTGAATTTGAATATCTACAAATTAAGGGGGACTTATGTCCCTCTTTTTTTATGCTATACCAATTCAATTTGGTTTTTTTTATATTTAGTTATATAGAGATAAATTATGTTATACTTACAAAAAGGACAACAAAATGAGTTAGTGTTGAATATCAACAATAATTCCGCAACAACATTTACGGGATATACATTGGAGTTTACACACATCATGTCAAAGGAAGTAAAGAATTATTTGATAAACACTTCTAACACACAGGTTTATGCACAAAACATTCGTTATTGTGAAATTATATTAAACCTTCAAAATTCAGGTCAAGACTTAAATTATGAGGGTGAATATCAATTAAACATTTATGGTAATGGAACAACATTGGTTTTTACAGGTATAGCAATACTTGAAGGAACTGAGGAGAGTCCATCGTTTACTGAGTACATTTCTCCTAATGAAGTTAATGAAAATTATATATACATACAAGATTAATTATGAGTGAAGAAATAAAAAAAATACAATTTGCCAATATTAAGTTTGATAGGGCAACAGTGCCAGTTTATTCAGAAGTTCTACAACGTAGTCCCTGGGTTTATTATGGTGAGAATAATTTATTACCTCAATACTTTATTGAACTTTATGACAACTGTGCAATACACAAAGCGGTAGTTACCTCAAAGGTAAACCAAATAATGGGTGATGGTATCGTATCATTAAACAACCCAATGGCATCAGTAAACCTTGTTAATGGTAAAGAAACCGTTGCTGAGGTAATGAGAAAATGTTCATTAGACTTTATATTATTTGGTGGATTTTCCCTTAATGTAATATGGTCAAAAGACAGAAAAACAATTGCTGAGATTTATCACTTAGACTTTAGTAGAGTACGTAGTGGTAAATTAAATGATGATGATGAAATTGAAAGTTATTTTTATTCAGCGGATTGGAGATTCCTTAAGAAATTCCCACCTGAAGAATATCCTTGTTTTAATCAAGAAAAAGGTGACGCATCACAAATCTATTATTACAAATCATATCAACCATCTTTAACTTATTATCCTATTCCTGATTGGTCAGGTGGACAAAGAAGTATTGAAACTGATATTGAAGCTAAGAACTTCCATATGAATAATCTTCGTAAAGGAATGGTTCCATCACTTTTCATATCTATGAATAATGGAATCCCTGGTGAAGAAGAACAAAGAACAATTACAAGAGCGTTAGAAAATCAATATGGTGGAACAGACAATGCTGGTATGGCAGTTATTTCATTTAATGAAAGTGCTGAAACTGCACCTGTTATTACACAAATCCCTCGTAACGACAATGACAACTATTATCAAAGTCTTAATGACGATATTACCCGTTCAATATTATCCGCACATAGAGTATCTTCTGCTGAGTTGTTTGGTATTGCAACAGCAGGTAAATTAGGTGGTGGAAATGAGATTGTAGAACATTCTGAGTATTTCCGTAAGATGGTTATTCAACCATATCAAAACGCAATGTTACCTACATTCAATAAATTGGTAAGTCTTAAGTTTGGTGTTCCAACTATGTTTGAAATTAAACCTTTATCATTATTCTTAACAGGTGATGTTAAAGACAATCCTGCAGTTATTGATAAACCAGTTACACCAGTTGAAGCGGAATCACAAATAATTAATGAAAATATTAAAGGATTAAAAGGTAGAGAATATCAAAATCTAATGAGAATTGTTAGAGAATATAACAAAGAAAAAATAACAAGAGGACAAGCAGTACATATGTTAATGAGTGGATACGGGTTAACAGAAGAAGAATGTAATGTTTGGTTAGGAGAAGAAGAATTAAATTATAATTAAAGATGGGAGTTTTATTAATATCGGAGGGTAAACTTAAGAGTTATACTTCAATTAACAAGAACGTTGATATGGATGTTCTTAAAGCAGAAATACAAATTGCACAAGATATTGATCTTCAAACAATATTGGGTACGTTATTTTATAACCATTTATTGTCACAAGTAACATCAACAGGTAATACTTTTAACAATGATGAAAAGACACTTGTAGATTCATATATTCAACCATTTTTAATTCAACAGGCTTTTTATCAATCTCTTAACTCCATCGCATTCAGACAAATGAATAGAGGTGTGGTAACAGGTGAAATGGAAAATGCAACATCTGTTGATATTGATACATTGAAATATCTTCGTTCAGTACAGAAACAGAGAGCGGACTTTTATATGACTCGTCTTCAGG